GGAATATCTTGTGCCATTAGTTCATCCATCCTAAAGGTTGACCGTAGCCCTGTGGCTGCGTTCTAACTGGTTTGCGCTGCCGAGGTTCATTCACCATCAAACCAAGCATCCGAAACGCATCAGCCCCATGGCTGTATTGGTCGTGAACAGGCGTTTTGCTAAATGCTTTGGTATCTGGGTCAACTTCGTAGCGGTAATGCCGTAAGCATTGTAGCCCATCGTAGCAATTTTCCCTATCAAACCAACAGTTTCTGAATAGTGTACGAGCTGCGTTAATGCTGTCAACTATCGGCGTTTTCGGAATAATCTTGGTTTTATACCCAGCAGCCTTAACAATCTGCTCGATTGACCGACCATTGGCGGCTAAGGTTTTGTTTTCTGCGTCATGCGGCAACCAAAGGGTGTCATAGACATAACCAAAGGTTTGCATCTTTGCCAGGTAATCAGAAATAGTCTTTTGGCTATCTTCCACATATCGGATAAGCCGAGTTTCCATGCCAATAAACTGCACAAACCAAATAGCAGTAGCGTCAGACCAACCCAAATCAAAGACAGCATGAACAGGTTTATTTGGGTCATATCCTACTTTCGTTATCCGGCCTTCCAGATCAGCCATTTGCATTTCACGGGCAAAGATAGCACCGTCCACAGTTTGGCGACACAAACCTTCCCAGACCGTGTTATACGCCTCAATGTCCCTTGCCTTGAGAGAATCCTTCTCCAGCTTCAGCGTTTCGGGAAACCAAGGGTTATCTGACCAATTGATCTTGACGACCTTGCTATTAGCTGGCGGGTTCAGCACAAACCGCTGGTAAGTCTCATCAGATTCCAACTCAGGGTTAAAGCTAATCCATATTTCCGACTTTTCTTTACGAATAGTAGGTATCAACGTGTTCCAGCTTAATCGGCTGACAGTTTGGGCTTCTTCCACCCAGCAAATATCAACACCTTCGTAAGACTTCACGTTGGCTACATTGTTCTTAAGGCCCACAAAAGCGAATTCTGAGCCGTTTTTGCCTCGGATGCTACTTTGGGTTATCTCATAGAAACCAAGCAGTCCTAGCGCCTCTATCTGGTCACTCAGCAGCTTATGCACCGAATCCTTCATGGAGGTCATAAATTCACGGGCGCAAAGGATACGCAATTGGCTCTTAGCGCCGAGAATCAGCAATGCCCTGGCAATACCCCAAGACTTCGCACCGCCTCGACCACCGTAGGCAACCTTATAACGGCAAGGCTCAAACAGGAATGAGAGCTTGACCGGAAATTCAGCGTTCTGAATTGTCGGCGTCATCAGGCTTCACAAAAATAACTTGAATACCAGCTAACAGCGGTGCGCCATCAGCACCAGTAATTTCAGTCTTAGTCTGCTCACGATACTTCTTAGGGAATCGTGCAGCCATAGAACGTGACCACAAAGAAGCGTTCAGTTTCGGGCCTTCTTTGGTTTCTACCATGTAAGCATGGGCTTGATCTTCCCACCAGGCTTGCTCTAATTCCTTCGCATATTCCATGGCGTGCAGAAATTCCTCGTGCTTATCTCTCCAATCGTATAAGACACGCAGGGAAAACCCTAATGTTGCTGCAATTTGCTCTACCGACTTGCCGAGTTTACCCAACTCAATGACTTGCTCACAGTAAGCAGGGTCATAAGTGCTAGGTCTACCAACAGGTCGTTTTGTTTCGGTCATAAATAGGGGGGAACTTTGATTTGGGCTTCAACAAGGCATAGTGGAAAGCCAGAAAAACCTATGCGTCACCATCCTCAAATGCTGGCTTAACAGTTCCCGAATAGTTTACTCAGGTTTAGTTTCTTGTGGTTCTTCAGCTTTAGGGGCTGTCAGAGCCACGGCTTGAGCATTGGCTTCACCTAACAGTTTTTGCAGGTGCTGCTGCAAAGACACAATCCGAGCTTCAAGGGCTTGGATGATGTCACGCATTTCATGCTCGGTGTGTGAGAAATTAAACATTACTTCTTACCTTTCTTTTTTTCAGCTTCACGCTTTTCTGAGTAGGCGATAGCGACAGCTTGCTTAACAGGCTTGCCAGCTTTCACTTCAGTCTTAATGTTCTGCTTGAACGCTTTATCACTCGTTGATTTCTTCAGCGGCATCTTCTTCTTCCAACCATTCAATTTCTTCATTAACAAATGCCACGATCAAATCAGCCAACTCGACCCACTCGCCATCTTCATGACCAACGGTGTCAATAGCCATTTGAGCAGCACGAAAACGAACATTCTCAATTTCAAAAAACATGGTAAATCCTTTAAGTTGATGGGAGTTCTTCAAAGCAAACGTCTTGCCACGACATGAGCAAGTACCGTTCACCATCTTCTTTATACTCCATGAACTTTAAGTATTCGTTACTATATTCTTTGGCTATGTGTCCGAAATAGACCTTAGCACCAACTGTTACAGGCATTTCTTCAAATGACCCGTCATCAAGGTATCGACCTGGCCCTACCGCCACCACAGTTCCAATAGTATCCGCTTCAGCAGTTTTAATCCATAGCTCAGACTTAATGCGAGATTCTGGCTTTACTAGGATTTTGTCACGCAGAGGTCTTAGCACTTGGCCTCCCACGTTTCTTAATTGGAGCCAATGCCTCAAATGGCACATTCTCCATTGGAATAAAAGAGCCAACAGAAGCTGGCAAAGGGGCAACTGCGAAATTACCCTTAAACTCTCCACACCAATGCGTTTGGTATTTCACAACGGCATTGGGGTAACGATGACACTCACCAGCGTGACCCGTGTATTCCCAAAATTTGCAGTTTTCGCAAACTTCTCTAAAATCTGTCTCAGCCATAACAATCCTATCTTGTTAGTGGTCAGATAGCCCCCTTGGTCGTCACACCTTGGGGGTTATCGCTATTTATTTATAGTCTTTGCGTTCGTGAGCGTAGGCGATATGTTCACGGCTACCGCCCTTCATTTCACCTAAACGACCATCGTTTTTGCCCATGTGACCGTCAACACGGTCGCCAATGCTGTCAGCTTTGCCCATAGCAACACCGCCAACCAGCTTGGCTTTGCGTTCGCCAGTAGCGTCAGAGGCGTTAACGCCCTTGGGCATTTTTTCACCAGATGCACCAGCCATAAACTTGGTGCTGTTTGGGCCTTTTTCACTACCCATCTTCTCGCCTGTGCGATCAGAAGCGGTAACACCCTTAGGTGCTTTCTCTTTACCGTAGTATCCCATTTTAAAATCCTTTAGGTTAATGGTTGTACCATCTTATCAGAACGGCACGTCAGAATCAATACCCTTGTCAAACTCTTTTGGTTTGGGGTCGTTCAAGTAAGCCCAACCAGACCAGCCGCCTTCCAATACAGGGATGCTGTCAATTTTCAACATTGGGCCGTTCTTGGTTTCAATCATAGAGCCAATGCGTTGATAGCGTGACTTTTCTTGGCCTTGGGCATTGGTGTATTTGCCGCTGACAATGGTGATTTCTTTAATGGTTTTGCTCATTTAACGCTTTCAAGTTTAGTAGTTTGGCGACCTTGAGGGCCGTTTCTTGCAGAAATTCGGTAACTTCCGACTCAAGCAATCTAATGTATTGATTGTCTCGAGGGATTCGTTTAATAAATAACTGTAAGTCTGGAGGGAGGCGTGGGTCGTAAGATACAAAGTCACACCAATCACGATTAGTGCAAGCCATCTGCCAGAAAATTTGATCTGCATATTTCTTTGGTACGGCCTGGTTAAGTAGTGTATCAATGTGCGTTGCTGTGTTTGGGCACTTTATTTCAATAAGTCCGTCAATACCCACAAGTCCATCAGGAGAAGCGCCGCTATTGACAATGGCGGGGTGATCAATGAATCCAACTTCGTCAACCAATACGTCCATGTGCGCTTCATATGCAGCCCTCGCTAGTGGTTCTGTATCTGTTCCCCATTGCATGGCTGAGTTTGTGAATGACTCGGCTGGCTTTCCAGTAAGTCGTTCGCAAACCAATTGAGCCATGTAGTTTTCACGACTTGTTGAGTAACCCGATTTTGTTTTAGCAACCACATCGGCAACTCGGCTGGCTGTAACTTTTCCAACTCGTGCGGCAAACCAATCATCAGTCCGTTGTTCCACTTTTTATCTCCTCATCGTCACTTAAGACGGCAAAATCAACATTCCAAGCGTTTTTCAGTTCGCAGTCAAAGAATTCCATGTCGTACTTGGCTTCGACATACTTAATCAGGATTTGCTTGACTTCTTCTGCGTTAAATGTGAGTTTCATAATGCTGCCTTTCGTGCGTTCTTAGCTGCGATAACTTTTTTCTGTGCTTCTGGGTCTGACTGCGTATCCTTAAATGCCTCGGTGTAAACCGATTTAAGACTGTCAGCATTAGGGGCTTGGCTAATCTCTGCCAACCAATCAGCCAGGCGACCAGCGTCATAAGCAGGGGCTTTGCGACTAGCAGCGTTACCGTCATCATCCTCTGGGGCAATACCGCAAGCCGCCATCAATGAATAGCGCCGAGCATAGGTCAAAGCCGAGCCGTAACCCTGTGGGTCTTGCTTGCTAGCAGGAACGTGAAGTTTCCCACATTCAAGCATTTCACCAGACTCATGCACAAACAAGGTTTCAACAGTCACGCCTGTGCTGTCCTCATAGTTGCGCTGAATCAGGGCAATACCTGCGGAGTTAAGGGCATCAATCACCGCCTCTACGCAAGCTGATAGATCAGCATAGCGACTGCGAAAGTGAGGATTTGTGGATGTTTTAAGCGCAGGGCCAAATGCTCTCTGAGCTTTGACTAACGCTGTTGCAATGTTTTTCATACTACTCCCAAAAAGACCCCGAGAAATTCAGGGCATGGCGTGAGTATAGTCTATTTTTGTAGACCAATGCAACTATTTTCTAGGTGTTTACCCTATCAACAAATCGGTTGTTGGCGTTTTCGCTACGCCAGACTTCAATTTTGAGCTGTGCAGCGGTCAGTTGCCACTTGAGGGTTTCTTCTTGCTCAACAGCGGTAGCCAGCCCTTTGAGTAGCGCCTGGTATTCCTCATCCGCATACGCTTCACGCTCTTGCGCTGCGGTAGTCTGAACACCCTTTAAGCTGGCTTGTTGCATCAACAATGCTTTCTTGCTCTTGCGGTATTCCTCAATGTAAACCCGATCAGACTTTGCTTTTGCAAACAATGGGGCAGTCTTTAGGATAAATTCAACTGCTCTGTGCGGTGCTTCGCTCATAGCAAACTTTCTTGAACCTGCTTGACAGGCTCTACAAACATATCAACTTGCTTAGATGCTTGCTCAATGCGCTTGCAAGCAATGTCGAAATACTTGGGTTCACGTTCAATCCCAATAAACTTGCGCCCCATTTGAACCGCCGCCACGCCTGTTGTCCCGCCGCCCATAAATGGGTCAAAAATTGTTTGGCAATCAGTAGCTTGCTCAATACACCATTCCATCAATGCAATTGGCTTTTGTGTTGGATGAACTCGCTGTATGTTTCTTTCGCTGTCTCGCATCATTCCAGCCCATTGATGTCGAAACAATCTAACAGCAGTTGTTTTGTTAGTCCATGCCATTTCGCAATCAGCAAAACCTGTTGCGCCGTTTACCTTATCCCATATAAGCCAACAAGATGATGGCGGTAAATTAAAGTAGTTACCACCCCAAATGATTGAAATGTTTGCAGATTGAACTATTTTTTCAATCAATTCATTTGATGCTGGCTTGTTATCCCACTCCATGTGACCATAATCAGTTGGGGCTGCGTGTGCATTTTTTCTCTTTTTTGTGCCAATAAAGTTAGATGTAGATGCACCAATTCCATATGGCGGGTCAGTAATTACCGCATCCACCTTGCCTAAGGTTGGCAGAATGTCCATGCAATCACCCAAGTAGAGAGTTGCGTCACCAATCTCAACTTTCATCCAATCACCTTCAATACTCGTAAAGCTGACTCAACGTCAGTAACCACACACAAAGTTCCGCCGTTCCACTTGCTATGCCATTCAAGTTGTAAAGGGGTCAAGGAACGCTCAGAAGGGGGTTTAGAGCCATCTTTTACTTCCATCAATACCGTGACCCCATTGAACCCAATTAAGAGGTCTGGAACGCCGTTTCCGACTGCTGCTAAGGATTGGACAGTTGCGCCTGCATAACGCAAGGCATCCACTATCCTGTTTTGGTTAGCGTCTATTCTTGCGGCTCGCCTCATGGTTTAGTCCTGATTCTGTTCATGCGCTGACGTAAATCATCAGCTTCTTTCTTGCCACGGGTTTTTTCTATCTTTTCGATCATGTCAGCCCACCAAGCGTTAGCTTCACCATAGCCGTGATCTTTCGCTTTCTTGCGATAGCGGTCAATCCATTCACGGGCTTCTGATTCCCGCATGAATTCCATAACGCTTTTAAATTCCGACTGCATCGCCAAGCCTTGTTTGGTGTTTTGCGAATTCTCCATGATATTTTTTTCTGGCCTCTAAAATTATTTGCTCAGCTTCTTTCAGATCAAGAAATAAACCCAAATAAATTTTTTTGTTGTCAACTTTAATTTGTGCTCGCCATTTTTTTGCATACTTTTCCCAAAAAACACCTTTAACGCCTGATGTATTGTTTTTTTGGATACATTTGTTTTGCATATTTTCAGAATGTGATGCACTTCTTAAATTTTCAATTTTGTTGTTAAGAGTATTTCCATCAATATGGTCTATTTGTTTTGGAACAAATCCATTAAACATCAAATAAATTATCCGATGTATTCTTAATCTTTTACCTAAGAAAAAGACAACTTTGTAACCACCTGTGTTAACACATCCAGCTTCATCGCCAATTTTTACTTGGTTGTTAGAATTTAATTTTTTCCAATAAAGAATTCCATCTTTGTAAGAAAAAAATTCGTGAGCAATTTCGTATGTAATCATGTCGCACCTCATCATTGGTGGAAATCATCATTGAAAGAATGCAGCAGGACGGTGATGAATCGTCTTTTCCCCCGCTAAAGGTAGCCGCAAAAAAATTTTACCTTAATCCAACAGCATCACCAAGAACAAATAAGGCCCAAGTTATTGCTGTCCAAGGCACAGAATCATCACCCATGCGTACCAGGTCAAGGATTCGAGCCGCTTCAAGTTCTTCATGGTTGTAATGGTCACGCATGGCGTTTCTCCCGCATCAGGTTACGCAAATTGTTGATGATTTGACGCTTTTCAGACTCAGAAACTTTACGAGCTGGCACTTTGATGTTGACAGACATGGCTTGATAGTTGTTGCGGTCACCACGATTGCGATAAGCAGTCCATTCAATTCCGCTTATCTTGTCCCAATCACGGGGGTCTGCCCAAGCATGAGCTGAACACAATCTTTGGCCTTTATCAACAGTCCAACGGTTAGGGCAACCATTGGCTTGGCACATATGTGAATTTTCTTCTTCAGCAATTGTTGATGATTTCTTGAGTTCGTACATGGTCAATCCTTATGGTAAGCGCCCTCGACAATGCGGGCAAAGCTGGTTGGTTTAAAAATAAAGTCAACATCCGCTCTCCAGGGTTTGACTTTTCCTGTCAGAAACTTTGATGTGCCGATATGCTCGAAAAAATTGCTAAACCATTCAAGCCCCTGCTTCTTGGTGAACTTCTGCTCGGCAACCACATCACGCCACCTAGCCGAGATTGCCTTCTTGCGTGAATCGTTTAGAACTTCGCACCTAGGAAGCTGTGGCAGCTTGGTATTGAACATCTCCACAATTTCAGAAATTGGCGCTGATGGCGTGCGCTCGACTTTAGGCGAGTGGACAAGAACCGTAGGTTCTATATATATTGGTTCTTGGTTATTGGTTATTGGTTTATGGTTATTGGTTGGTTGAACGTCCGTTGAACGGGCGTTAAGCCTTCGCTCTGCGGAAGCTTTGCCAGCCCTTGACGCTTGCTCTATTTTTGAATGGAAATGGGCAATTTCTTTGTCTGCTCTTTGATTTGTCCAGCCATCATCAGATAGCAAAAAAAACTCCTCAAGAACCAACTGAACTTCTTGCTCAAACTCTCGCATACCTATCTGACGTGCAACGATCGTTATACCGCTGTTCAACGGGCGTTCACTTAGATAGTAGGCATCCAATAAACGCCTGTATGCAATGTCCTCGATGGGCGACAAATGTCGAGTGTGACTAACGTAGTCACCAATATTAAACTGGTAATAATGCAATTAAGCATCTCCGCAAATCTCCCAGAAAAGAAACTGCGGCAGGAGGGGAGTTCTCTTTTCGATCTGCTCATGACTTCAGACCTAGCCGTGTTTCAAACTATTGTAATCTAGATTCTTGCCTTAGCCAGCCCTGGTTTCTCAGGGGAATTACCTAGATCAATGTGTGATTTGTTGAAGCTGGTGATCGCTTCTTCTTTGGTCATGCCAGCTTTTTGCTTGCCTTTAATAATTATTTTTCTTTGCTGTGCTAGTTTTTCTAAGTCTCTGCCGATAGAGCCACTAGGCTTCATTGTGAAAGCGTTTTGAACCATTCTGGCTTCATTTCTTTAAGTTGATAGATGCGGAGAGGGGGGATGTTCTTCCAAAGAAACACCGCCCCCCTAGTCACGCCCAACAGTCGTGCTAAAGCCGCTTGGCTTCCCGCTAGTTTGATAGCTTCTTCTTTAGTCATGCGCCGATTGTATAGCAGAGGAAACTTTACAAATTAAGGGTAAATACTTAGTATTTGGTCTAGCAAACTCAACTACAATCAATCCCAAGCCGCAATCAAGCGGTCTTAAGGAGCAGCAATGCAAGACATATCAACTAAGCAAATGGAGCTAGATCAACTATGCCAACTTCTTTACTCAAAAGGGTTCGAGAACACTTTGATAGACCGTATATCGAACGTCATATTGTCAGACACAACATTCGAGCTTGGGTCGCTTCTGTTCGACACCTTGGTGACAAATGGCTCCTCGCAACCCCAGTTCAACGAAAGGAACAGCAATGAACTCCCATTTTGAAACATTCCTGGATTACGCATTGGCTGTTGTCATTGCTTGTCTGTTGGCTTGGTTTTTGGCGGTGGCTTTGGTATGACTGACGAACAAATTGCAAAACTGTATGACCAAGCCTTGGTTATTGAAAACAATGGTGACTATGTTGCTGGCGAATTAGACCCCGTAAAGTTTGCCAAACTGGTAGCACAGCATGAGCGTGAGAAGTCTCTTCAACTGTGGATGTTGTTAGATGATGTAGACACGGCTGATGATATTGCAAAAGCTGATCATGATGTTTATCGCAGTTTATGCAGACAAGCTCACGAAAAAAGATGGTCTGTATTGACAGGCGATGAAGTTGATGCAGCAATTCGAGCAAGAGGTGAAGCATGACTGACGAACAAATTGCAAAACTATATGACCAAGCCTTGGTTATTGAAAACAATGGTGACTATGTTGCTGGCGAATTAGACCCCGTAAAGTTTGC